CCTCCACGTGAACCTCTACCCATGGCAGAAATGGCTGCTCATCCACGGACTCGAAACCAACCCCGACGGATCCTACCGGTTCCGCCGAGTCGTCGCCGAAGTCGCACGACAGAACGGAAAAACCACCGTCATGAGCGTCCTATGCGCATGGTGGCTGTTCGTCGACTCCGGCCGCCGGCCCAAACTCTCCCCATCATGGAAGTTCCTCATCGTCGGAGCAGCCCAGACCCTCGACAACGCCAGAGCCCCATACTCCGCCGTACTCAACTGGTGCAACCCCACGCCACAAACCGACGAGGAAGCCGCGCTCGCGGTGCCTGCCCTCCAGAAGCGTGTGCAGCGGGTCAACAACAGCCACGGCGAAGAGGCAATCATCTGCCGCAACAAGGCGCAGTACATCGTTCGAGCCGATAAGAACATCCGTTCGAAGTCCGCCAGCCGCGTTGTGTTCGATGAGCTTCGCGAGCAGCATACGGACGATGGCTGGAACGCGGTCAGCCAGACCACGAAGGCCATCTGGTCCAGCCAACTGTGGGGCATCAGCAACGCCGGCGACTACCGCAGCATCGTGCTGCGCAGGGTAGTGGACGAGGGACGCCGGCTCTCCGACTCGTGGAACGCGAGCGTCGAAACCGGCCAGCAGACCGTCGAAGAATGGACGGAGGCGCACGACGCATCCTACGGGTACTTCGAATGGAGCGCGCCGGATGGGTGCGGGCTCGATGACCTGGATGGCATACGTCAGGCGAATCCTTCCCTCGGCTATGGGCCGATGACCTACCGAAGCGTGATCGCCGACATCAACGGCATGACCGAAGCGGCATATCGCACCGAGGTGCTCTGCCAGTGGGTGACCGCGGACATTACGCCGTTCATCGATCCGAAGCAATGGAAGCGCGGCATCGACAAGAAATCCAGTATCCCGTTCGAAAACCGTGTGGTGCTCAGCGTGGATACCTCGGCGGACCGTGAGACCACATACATCGCAGCCGCCGGATACCGGGCCGACGGTCTGCCACACGTTGAACTGATCATGCGGCGCGACGGCATGCTCTGGGTACCCAAGTATCTGGGCATGCTGCGTGAATCATGGCCGAACATCACCGAGATCGCCATCCAATCCAAGGGATGCCCGGCCGTCGACTTCTGCGATCCTCTCACCGAAGCCGGCTGGACCGTACATCTCATCGAGGGATTCAGGGTGGGCGCATGCACAGGCCGGTTCAAGGACCGCGTGAAGGAAGGCAAACTCCGGCATCTGCCGCAACCGGCCATCGAACAGCAGGTGAGCGTGGCCATCACCAGACGGCTTGGCGAAGTCGAAGTGTGGGACCGGCAGAAATCGGCCATGCACATCAGCGGGCTCATCGCCGAAAGCCAGGCGCTCTACGCGTTGGAAACCATGAACGCCGAACCGGTGAAACAACAGCGCAGCGCATACGACACCGAAACCGGACACGGACTGCTCGTTCTCTAGGAAGGAGGCTGAATCTTGAGCATCTGGCAGAAACTCACCGACATATTCCGCCCCACCTACCACATCAGCTTCGACATGGCCGACGCGATGACCATCATCCAAGGCCAATCGGAGACCGAACTGTACAAGACCCAGCCGCATCTGCGCACGGTCATCAGCTTCCTCGCCGACAACGTCGCTCAGGTCGGATTGAAGGAATTCCGCAGAATTTCCGATACCGACCGCCAGCGCATCACGGATTCGCCACTAATCAACCTTCTCAAGCAGCCGAATCCAGACATGACCGGCTTCGAGCTGCTCCGCCAATTGACCGCGGATCTGGCACTCCACGACGTGGCCTACTGGATCGTCACCCAAGCCCCCGACCGGGACATGGAACGCTTCGGCGGCTGGCAGATCAGGCCGATACCCCCATCATGGGTGACCGCCAAGCAGGAAGGCAGCGTGTTCGCCCCGGCCTCCTACCGCGTGGATACGGGACTCGGCCGTGGATGGATCGACGTGCCTGCCGAGGACATGCTCGTCTTCCACGGCTGGAATCCCACCGACCCGACCAACGGGGTCACGCCGGTCATGGCTTTGAAGGACATCATCAACGAGCAGATCCAAGCCTGGAGCTACCGCACGCAGACATGGCAGCGCGGCGGCCGAGTGGGCACCGTGCTCGTCAGACCGAAGGACGCGCCGCCGTGGGACGACACCGCGCGCGAACGCTTCGCCCGCGGCTGGAAGGAATTCACCGACAAGGGAGCCCGCGCCGGCAGCACCCCGCTGCTCGAAGACGGCATGGAACTCAAACGCCTCGGCTTCAACGCGCGCGAGGAGGAATTCAGCGAAGTCACGAAGCTCAGCCTGCAGACCGTGGCCAGCATCTACCACGTCAGCCCGGTCATGGTCGGCATCCTCGACAACGCGAACTTCTCCAACACCAAGGAATTCCGCAAAATGCTGTATTCGGAGACCTTGGGCCCGACCATGCGCATGATCGAGGACCGGCTCAACACGTTCCTCGCCACGATGATCGGCGCCGACCCGCTCGACTACGTGGAATTCGACATCCGCGCGAAACTGAGCGGCGACTTCGAGGAACAGGCCAGCGTGCTCTCCACATCGGTGGGAGCACCGTGGATCACACCCAACGAAGCCCGAGCCACACAGAACCTGCCCCGCATCGAAGGCGGCGACAGCCTCACGGTGCCACTCAACGTCACCCAGGGAGGCCAGGCAAGCCCTCAGGACGGCGGCGACCCGATACGGCCCTCATCCGATACGGACGAAACCGCGAAGAACCACATCATCGCCATGTGGAGGGCAAGGCTCGACAAAAGCGTGCGCAGCAAACTCGGCGCCGGCATCGACGTGGAAAGCATCGGCTGGCTCAAATGGCAGAACGAGCTCCAATCCGACCTGACCATCACCGCGCATATCGACCAATTCAACAGCGGGCTCATCGCCCTGGACGAAACCCGCAAAGCCCATGACGAATACGCGAAGGAGCAACAGCATGCGGACCAAACAGCTTGATTGCCGGTTCAAGACCAACAACGAGACCGACGACCTGCAGGAAGGCGAATTCATCGCCTATCCCAGCACGTTCACCCGCCAACCCGACTGCTACGGCGACGTGGTAGCCCCCGGAGCGTTCCTCGACAGCATCACCCACTGGAAGGAAAGCGGCAACACCATGCCTGTGCTCTACGGGCACCGCATGGACGACCCCGACTACAACATCGGAGGCGTCACCGACATGGGCGAAGACGACCACGGCTGGTGGATCCGCGGCAGCTTCGACATGGACTCGCCCAAGGCCGCGCAAACCTACCGGCTCGTGAAAGCCAAACGAATCTCGCAGCTCTCCTTCGCATTCGACGTGGACGACGAAGGCACCGTCACCCTCGACGACGGCACCAAAGCCAACGAGCTCCGGAAACTCACCGTCTACGAGGCCAGCTTCGTCCCCATCGGAGCGAACCAGGACACCAGCGTCGTCGCCATCAAAAGCATCAGCGAACAATTCACCAAAGCCGGCCGCATGATCAGCGCCGCGAACGTGGACATGCTCACCAGCATCAGCGAACAACTCGCGCAGGCCTCCAAACAAATGAAGGATTTTCTGGCATCGGCGACGGCCAGCCAGGAGCAGGAAAACACCCAGAGCGACGGTGCGAAGGCATCGGAGCCGGACAAGGCCAAGAACGAGGAGCCCCAAGGGGCCAAGTCCGAGGAGCCCAACCG